ATGTGGGGACGAGTACTCCTGAGGGCGGCAGCGGCCACGGCAGCATGCTCCCTGGCCGCTTGTGGCGGCGGCCAGACGGCGGCCGGGGGAAAGGCACCGTACGGCGCCTCATCGGGCTCGACTACGAGCACCGGCGGGACGCAGCCACAGGGCCCGCCCCAGATCTTCGAGCCGGAAGCCTTCGCTTCGATCGACATGCCCTGGTCCCTGGTGGAGCACTTCGACAGCCTCACCGACACCGTGACACTCGGCGACCATCTGGCATACACCTACGACGACGAGGAGGACGTCGGCGTCACTGCCTACCAGCTCGACACCGGAGAGATCGCCTGGCACGCACCCGTGCAAGACGGCGATTCCTTTGGAGTCATGCCGCGTAAACATGCGCCGCGCATGGCGGGCACTGCTGTGGTTGGGGCCTTCGCCACGAGCAAGGAGGGTGAAGGAACCTCCGCGGGACACGAAGCCATCAAGATCATTGCACTCGACGCGGCCACAGGCAGCCAGTTGTGGGCACGCGAGCTCGCCAAGGACGACGACACCTGGGCGGGCACCCCTCGTGTCGTCGGGGCGGACGGCCGAAGAGTACTCGTGTCAGTGTCCGAGGAGGGTTACTCAGAGACACCACGCATGAGCGTCCTACTCGATGCGCGGACCGGCCGGGTGATCTGGACGGACCGGGACCTCGACGGCATCGACCTGGAGAAGACGGTGGCCGTCGGTACACGCGACGACGGCGAACTCGTGGGCAAGTCGACCTCGGACGGCCGTCAACTGTGGAAGCGGCCGGTGATCACCGGCGAGGCGCGGACGGCGGATCCGGGTCCCGGGCTAACCCTGGCGAACGGGATCGGGGCAGGCAGCCTGCTTCTCGACCCGGTCACGGGGAAGATCAGCCTGGACATGAAAGATGGGGCACGCAACTGCCACTACGACGGCTGGACCACGACCGTCTGCTCCGGTACCGATGGATCCGGTTCCGCGACTGTCACGGCCGTGGACCTGCGAACCGCACGCGTGCTGTGGCGCCTGCCGGACGAAGCTGCGAACCGTGTCGCGCCGGAGGTGACCTCGGCGTGGCACGGCCTGGTCTACGCCGAAGCCAACGGCCCCATGATTCTCGACGCCCGCACGGGCACGGACCTGCGCACGGACATCGGCCTCGCCCCATCCATGGTCAACGACCGGTACGGGCTGGTGTACGACCCCCTCAGGAGGAGCGCCGACGTTTACCGCGCGAGGGGCTGAGCCGCACACGCCAGCGAGCCTCAGCCTCCTCCTGGCCGCACAAATGGATCGGGAGGCTGCCGAGCGTCGTGGACGCGGTGGCTCGTGACGTGGAAAGCCCCACCGCCGTCTCCGGATTCGATGAGCGGCCTACCCACGCTGCCGAGCCCAATGATCCCGGTGATGACTACTACTGGGACAAGGATGAGTAGCTGCGGTCCTGGGGCAGCGACTCCTTGCTGGGGGGCGTAGGAGGCCACGAACTTCAACGCTTCCGAGCAGCTCTGATCACCTGCTACTGATCGTGACCAACGCAAGGCGTCGTGGCCTCGACTGGGCAGCCTGAGCAACAGCGACGTTCAGTAGCTGTCAGTTGTCCCGTCGCTGGCCATCATGGCGGCGGTGAGCTGTACAACGGGGTCGCCGTCGACCTGGTGCTGGGACTGCTGCGTCGGCCAGGTCGAGAATCCGTCATCCCGCCAGCGGGGAATCACATGAAAGTGGAGATGGGGCACCGACTGCTCGGAACCGGGACCGCTGGCGCTGAGGATGTTCACACCTCCGGCCGCCAACGTGGTCCGCATCTCCACGGCAACTCGCTTGGCTAGCGCCATGGTCCCGGACAGGACCTCCGACGGCGTATCGAAGATGTCCGCGTAATGGGATGTTGGAATCACCAGGGTGTGCCCTGGCGCGAGAGGGTTCAGCGGAGCAAACGCGGAGGCCAGCTGGCCACGGAACACCCAGCGAGCGGTGTCCTCGTGGATCAGGCGGCAGAATGTGCAGCTCATGCGCGCCGACCCTGCCAGAGCCGGCATGGCGGCTGCCAGCCATTTCACGATCGGCCGTGGTTTTTGAGACTCGACGGCGAAACCGAGGGCGGGAGCCCACCGACCCGGCAACGCACGCACAGTCACCGGCCTCCCCATGGAGACGCTACCGATTGCTCAAAACGTACCGACCGTCACTGCTCACCCAGCCCGGATTCCCAGGTTTCTGCAGGAGCCGGTGCGCATAAAGTCGCGGACCCTAACACTTGCGAAGTGGCGTGCGGGTGGGTGGCCGGAGCGGCCGCCCACCCGTGTTTGCACAATTGGGCAAGAACGATCTTGCTTGCCTGGGGTGGTGTCCGACAGCCGCCCTAGCGTTGAGGGAATGGATCACAACGAAGAGGACCTGCACAGCGTGCGGATCACCGCCCGCGGTCCGAAGGCCGCGATCGAGATCGACGGGCAGCGGGTGGACCCGGGAGCCCTGAGCGGCTACACCGTCAGCCACAGAGAGGGCGAGCCGCCGCAGGTCATCCTCTACTCCGGGGACTACGCCGAGACCGCCTTCGAGGGCCTGGCCCGCGTCGCCGTCGCCGATATGCCCGACCCCGGCCCGGCCGCTGCGGTCTTCCTGTCGGCGATCGACACCGAGGAACTGGAACGGACCGCGCTGGCCAGGCCCGACCTCGGCACGGGCCCGCACTCGCTGACGCAGGCGATGCTCACCCAGCTCGGGGAGTGGGCCCGTGGCGTTTGACGTGGAGGGGGCGCGGCGGGTGGTCGGCCGCCTCCTGGACGACAAGCTGGAGGCGTGGCGCGACAGCGCAGGCCGCGCGGACGACTACCTGGACGAGACCACGGGGCAGATGGTGTCGCCGGCGCCGGACGAGGTGCTGATCTGGGACGGGCTCGGCGCGGTGATGCCGCTGGGGCGTCCAGCGATCACCAAGCCGCTGGGCGGCGCGGTCGCGCAGGAGCCGCCGACCACCGACTACCAGGCGGTGCTGCCGGTTCATGCCCCGGAGCTGCGGCCCGACGACGTGATCCGCGTCGCCGGGTCCGTACGGCCGGGCGGGCCGCGTGACCCGCAGCTCGTCGGCCGCCGCTTCCGGGTGTCGGACAAGAACGTCGGCACCTTCAGCGTGGTGCGCATCGTCAGGGTGCAGGTGATCGACTGATGGCTGTCGCGAACCCGCATCCGAACGCGCACCCTGACGCCACGGCGTTCCGTGACCCGATCGCGCTGGCTGCCGCGTTGGCCCGGATGGGTCCGGCCGCTCGTGCCCGTACGCGTACGATCACCCGGCATCACGCGATGCTGCTGCGCGTCAGGATCCAGCGCCACGCCTCCGGCCGTCCCGGACCGCGAGTGATCACTGGTCAGTACCGCGCGTCGTGGGACGTGCGGATGCGAACGGGCGGTGGGCAGGTGACGGCGGAGGTGTTTTCCGACGCCCCGCAGGCGCGCAGGTTGGAGTACGGCTTCGTCGGCGTCGACTCCCTCGGCCGTCACTACCGGCAGCGGCCGTTCCCGCACGTCGAGCCCGCCTTCCGGCAGGCACAACCTGGCTTCATCCAGGCCCTGGTGGACGGAGTTCTGCCGTGACCGCCGTACGCCTGCCGGTAACCCGGGGGCTCGCCGCGCTCATCGCGACGGCGACCGGCCGGCCGTGCGGCATCGGTGAACTGCCCCGCGTGCGGGGCCGGTCGGGGGAGTGGGAGGCGGCATCCGTCCCGTACACGATCCTGGACTCGCTGCCGGGAGAGTTCAGCGGCCCGCCGCTGTGGGACTGGCACGCGGACGCCGCATGGGCGTACCAGGTGACCTCGGTTGGCGAGCGGGACGACCAGGTGCAGTGGCTCGCCGACCGCGTACGCCATGGCGTCGTCGGCCGCACCGACGAGGAATGGGCCTATGACCTGCATGTTCCTCAAGCCCGTGTGATCGACCGGGAGTTGGATCACGACTCCGGAGGGGAGCCGTCGGTGTCGGCGGCAGGCGCTATCGTGTCTTACGTGCAGCGGTTCACGATCACCGTGACCCCCGCTGCATAGACGTTCTTCCTCACCGCGGAGGCCCGCGCGGACGCTAGGCCCCAGGCCAGGCGAACCCCCTTTGAACCTCAAGGGGCAGGGCCTCGGCACGGGACGCTGCCCCAGAAGTGGGAGCGGACCTGTGTCCCTGAAGAAGCCTGCCACCCAGACCCGATTCCTGCGGCGCGGCATCTCGAAGATCTACTGGCTCAAGGCGATCACCGACCCGAAGTGGCCGTCCCGCAAGGAAATCAGCGAGCCCAACCGGTTCGACCTGACCAACGCCGTCTCGGATATCGAGGGCTGGGCGCTGGAAAACGACCCGATCGAGACCCCTGACATGGGCTCGACGTTCAACTCCTCGATCCCGGGCAACGACAAGGCGGAGAACTCCAGCCTGACCTTCTATGAGGACCGGCACTCTGACGAGATCGAGCAGCGTCTGCCCAAGGGCGCGAAGGGCTATGTCGTCCTGCTGCGTAAGGGTGACATCCCCGGCTCCCGCTCCGTGGATGTCTTCCCGGTACAGGTCGCTACCCGCGCCGCCACGTACTCGACGGGTAACGAGGCGGCCAAGTTCAAGGTCGACTTCACCATCATCGACGAGCCGTCGCTGGACGCCGTGGTGCCCGAGGCGTTCCACACCCTTCCGGTGCCCCCCGAGGACTGCGACGACGACCACGGCGAGGACCACGTTGACGTCACCGTCGTGAGCACCACCAAGACCGCCGCGACCGTCCACGAGCACGGCGAGGACTGACCGTGTCGCGCCCCGCACCGGCCAAGCGCCCGTCCCCTCCCCGCGATACGCCAGCGGAGGGGGCGTGGGCGTCCAAGATGGACCGCCTGCGCCGCCGCGCCAGGCCGCAGAACAAGCTCCGTGTCTGCGACGACGACCAGCTCAGAGAGCAGGTCGCGGACGCCGAACGCGACGCCCAGCGCGCCCGGTTCATCGCCGAGGCCACACCGGACGACGAGCCGGCGGCAAAGCGCGCCGCCGAAGCGCAAGCGGCCTTCGAGACAGCGAGCGCCGCCTTGGACGACGCCTCGGACTTCCTCACGTTCCTGGCGCTGCCGCGCCCGGTCCTGGAAGAGCTGATCGCCGCGCACCCCCCGACCGAGAAACAGGCGGAAGAGGGGGCGGTGTTCAATCCGGACACCTTCCCCGCTGCGCTGATCTCGGCGGCGTCCTTCGACGGGATGAGCCAGGACGAGGCAGCTGAGCTGCTGTCCACCTGGTCGGCACCGGACGCCAACCTCCTGTGGGAGGCGGCCTGGCAGGTCCAGCAGGAAAGCCGGGTCGACCTGGGAAAAGGCTGAGCCGCGACCTGCACCTGCGGGCCGAGCTGGAGCTGTGCGAGAGGTACCGCATCCCGCACTCCCAGTTCCTCGGCGGCGACGGCCGGTGGACGGAGCTGGACCGGGCCAAGGCCCTGGCCTGGGCGGAGTGGCAGCGCGCGGTGTGCCCCGAGTGCCACACCCGGCTGGAGGAGTGGGATCGAGACCGGCACGCCTACGTCACCGACACCCTGCGCTGCCCCGGCTGCGAGCTGATCGAGCAGGAGCGCGACCACGTCCCCGGCGACCGCTCCGGCTACGGCGTGAAGATCCAGCTCCTGCCTCGCCACCAGCACCGCGACCACACCTGATCCAACCCGCACGACGTATGTAAGGAGGGCCGCGGCGGTGGCTGGGTTCACCCTGACCGTGGCGATGCGCGCCGAGGTCCGCGACCTGATCGCGGGAACTCGTGCTGCCTCCGGTCAGATGCGGACGCTTGCCGACCGCACGGATGCCGCCAACCGCTCGCTGGCCCGGCTCGATGCGAACGGGGCGAGCCTCGCCCGCCAGTTCGCGGCGCTCAACCGCTCCACCCGCTCCGCCGTCGGTGAGCTGAACCGGATCGCCGCTCGCGCCGGAGCCGCACGTGCCAGTCTGCGCGCGGCCGGTGACGACGGCGCCCGCTCCATGTCCCGGCTGCAACGCGCGACGGCTGGCGCGGGTCGGCGCGGCCTATCAGCCACCAACATGCTCGCTGGCGGCAGCCTGCTCCTGGGCGCGGGCGAGATGGTCCAGGAGGGCAACCGCTACCAGAAGCAGATGAACCTGTTCCGGGCGGTCACCTCGGCCACCGCCGGACAGATGAAGCGCGCCTCGGCCGTCGCGCAGGAACTCGGCAACGACCTGAGCCTTCCGGGCTCGACCGCGGCCGACGCGGCCGAGGGCATGGTCGAGCTGAGCAAGGCGGGATTCCGCGCGGACCAGTCCATCGACGCCGTACGTGCCTCGCTCCAGCTCTCCGCAGCTGCCGACGTCAACGCCGCAACGTCGGCAAAGTACTTGGGCGACATCATGGACCAATTCGGTCTTGGTGCTGATCAGGCTTCGCGGGCCTCGGACACGCTGGCGGCCACGGCGAACAACGCGTCCGGCTCGATCACCGACATCTACTACTCGATGCGGTACGCCGGACCGGTCGCCAACGCGCTCGGCGTCTCGCTGCAGGACACCGCGGCAGCGGTCGGCATGCTCGGCAAGAGCGGCATCCTCGGGCAGACGGCAGGCACATCGCTGCGGGGGATCTTCGCGAACCTGGCCGCGCCGACGCCGCAGATGCGGGGCGCGCTGAAGGACCTGGGGATCGACGCCTGGACCGCCCAGGGGCAGTTCAGGGGCCTTCGCGTGGTGATCGACGGCCTGTCGAAGGCCGAGCACAACCTGTCACAGAAGGACTTCGCCGCAGGCGTCACCCGGGCGTTCGGCAAGCCTGCGCTGTCCGGGGCGGCGGCGCTGGCGCATCAGGGGACCGAGTCGTTCGACGCCCTGTCGGTGGCGGTGCGCCAGACCGGGGCCGCCGCGTCCATCACCGCCTCGCGCGGTCAAGGTCTGACCGGTGCGATGACGCAGCTGCGTACCCAGGCCAAGCAGACCGGCCTGGCGCTGTACGAGGGCATGGCCCCCGGCCTGGAGTACGTGACCCGGCTGCTGACGCGCGGAATGGCGGGGGCAACGCCATACCTGACTACCGCGCTGGAGTACGGCCGCAACCTCGCGATCCTGTACGGGCCGGAGCTGAAGGCCAAGGCGGGTTCCGGACTCGGCGGCCTGATAGACGAGGCCCGGGGGCTGCTGGGGCCGCTCAAGGAGCTGGGCGAACACACCCTCGCCACCGGCCTGAACCTTCTGATCAATGCCGCTCGCACGCTGGGCGACGTCCTGCGCAACGCGGCCGACGGTGCCGAGCCCATCGTGTCCGCGCTCTCGGGTCTGGGGAAGGACGGGGGCGCTGCGGCCGGCACGCTCGACATCATCGCCACCGTCGCGAGCGTCGCCATGGACGCGGTGTCGGGCCTGTCCGCCGTCCTTGTGCCGATCGGGCACGTGGTGGGCGGACTGGTCAGCGCCTTCGGTGCGCTGCCCGCTCCCATCCAGTCGGCGGCCCTGGCGATGCTGCTGTTCCGCAGGGCGCAGCCCGGCCTGACCAGCCTCGCCAACACCGTCACCGGCCCCGTGCGCACCGGGTTCCAGAGCTTCGCCCAGCAGATGCGGCTCCAGCAGACCTTGGCCGCGAGCACGGGGGTGTCGCTGAACCGGTACGGCGCGGCCTGGGCTGCAGTGCAGGCGAGGGTGGGGTTCCTCGGCAGCATGACGGCCGCGTTCCGCAGCGCGAACGGCGCGGGCGTGACGTTCATGGGGACGATGAACGGGGTCACGCGCGCGGCCGGTTCGGGCCTGCGCTCGGCCATGTCCGGTATCTCCGGCGCGCTGGGCGGGCCTTTCGGTATCGCCATGGCCGGTGTCTCGGTCGGCCTGGGGATGCTCGCCGCCCGCCAGCAGCGTGCGGCGCAGGCGGCGGCCGAGCACCAGTCCCGCATCTCCTCCCTGACCTCCGCGCTGCGGGAGTCGGGCGGGCAGATCAATAGCGACGTACGCGGGCAGGCCGCGCAGATCCTGCTGGATACGAAGGTCTCTCAGGGCCAGTTGACCAAGGTCATGGAAGAGGCCGGGGTGCCGATCTCCACGCTGACCGACGCCTACCTCGGCCAGGGCACGTCCCTGGACGCGCTGCAGAAGAGGCTCCAAGCCACCGCCGACAGCCACAAGGTGTGGAAGGACGTGGCAGGCGGTAAGGCGACCGTTCAGGACTACTCCGATGTCGGCCAGCAGTACAAGGACGCCGCCGACGCCTTGGGCAGCGTCAAGGGCGAGATGTCCGAGTCGATCAAGAACGCCAAGGAGCTGGCGAAGGCGACACGCGGTGCCGGCGACGGCACCTCGGCGTACGACCGGCTCAAGACGGCGGTCGGCGGTCTCGCGGATCAGACTGCCGACGCCGACACCCGCACCCGCTCCCTCAAGAGCGCCCTCGACCTGCTGTCGGGCGGCCAGATCTCCCTCCAGGCGGCGAAGGCGAAGGTCAACAGCGCCGTCCTGGACCTGAAGGAGGGTGGCAAGAACGTCAACCAGAAGGAGGGCTACGGCGGCAAGCAGCTGGTCAACGAGGACAAGACCCTCAACACCACGACCAGGAACGGGCAGCAGCTCTACACCCAGCTCACCGCCCTGTCCGACGCGGCGGCCGACGCCTCGGTGGCCACCTACGACCTGGCGCAGCGCAACGGCGAGGCGCTGCCCGACGCACTGGCGAAGGCCCGCGGGGAGATGAGCCGGGCCCGTGCCGAGGCGATCCGGGCCGCGCGCAGCTACGGGCTGACCAAGACACAGGCCGAGGGCGTCGCCGACAGCCTCGGCCTGCTGCCCTCCAAGGTGTCCCTGCTGCTGCAGACCAAGGGCATGGACAGCACGCTCGCGAACCTGATCGCGGTGCAGGCCGAGTTCCACCGGCTGCCGAAGCAGAGGACCATCAAGGTCGACTCGCTGAGCGACGGCGCGCAGAAGAAGCTGCGCAGCCTCGGCTTCACCGTCAAGACCGTGCCGGGTACCCGGCAGATCAAGATCACCGCGCCGACCGCCGGGGCGAAGAAGAACCTGGACGGGCTGATCGACAAGCTCGGCCGGACACCGAACTCGAAGAACGTGCGGGTCTCCGCCCCGACCGGGACCGCGATCAAGAGCCTGGAGGCGGTTCAGGCGAAGGTCCGGGCGACGCCGGGTGCCAAGTCCGTCACGGTCCGCGCCCCAACCGCGCAGGCCCGCAAGGAGCTGGAGGCGCTCGGCTTCCGGATCGAGAAGGTGCCCGGCTCCAAGAACGTCAAGGTCACCGTCCCGACCGGCGGCGCGCGCAAGGCGGCCGACGACATCCAGGGCCGCATCAACGCCCTGCGCGGCAGGACGATCCCGATCTTCACCTCACTGATCCGAAAGCCCTCGTCGCATGACAAGGACGCCAACGGCATCCCCGACATGATCCAGAACCCCAACTACAAGGGGTTCAACCAGGCCAACGGCGGAGTGGTCGAGTACTACGCCAACGGCGGTGTCCGGGAAGGAGTGGCCGGTCCGCGCCGCCGCGAGCAACACGTTGCGCAGATCGCTCCGGCCGGATCGTGGCGCATATGGGGTGAACCAGAGACTCAGGGCGAGGCATATGTGCCTTTGTCGCCCGCAAAGCGCGTACGTAGCAAGGCGGTTGTGGAGGACGTGGTCGGCCGCTTCGGCGGGCAGGTCGAGTGGTTCGCCAACGGCGGCGTGCGAGGCCGGGCCAGCCGCGACTACAGCCCCATGGTTGCCAGCTCGTTCAAGCGGGCCAAGAGCGCGGAGGTCATGGCGGGCGTCGTCCGCGCCTTCGACGTGCGCACCGGATCGGATCGCGCCCGCACGCGGGTCGTCGACGGCCGCGCGGGCGGACGTGTCCAGGTCGTTGTCGTCCGCGAGCAGCAGCCGCTGATCGGCACCATGCCGGTCACGGTCACCTCCAGCTCCGCGACTCCTGAGCAGATCGGCACAGAAATGATGCGCAACCTGCGCAATGCCCAACGGGGCGGGAGGGTTTGATGACCACACCAACGAAGCAGCAGCCGCCCATACCGATCGAGCTTGCCCCCTGGCAGTACGAGATCGGCGGCGTCGTCCTCGGCACCGGTACCCGTATCCCGGTGGGGAACGTCGAAGGGCTCGGGTCGCCTGCCACCCGTCCCCAGGATGTGGACAACCCGAACGGTGACGGCACCTTCCCCGGCCAGGACTTCTACGGGCCACGGACCATCCGCATGGAAGCCGGCATCAAAACGCCCGGCGACCCGGAAGCGGCCGCGGATCTCCTCGCCCGCCTGGAGCTGGCGCTCGATACCCCGGATGCGCGTACCCGCCCCGAGGGACGGGCCGTCCTGCGGGGACGCTGGCCCGGCCACAACACACGCCGCCTGTACGGGCGGCTGCGCCGCGTCGAGGCCACCAGCACCACCACGGCGATCAACGGGTGGATCCCGCTGGACATCGAGTTCGCGGCCACGGACCCGCGCTGGTACGCCGACGACCTGTCGAAGCTGACGCTCGGCCTCGACCAGGCCGCCCGGCACACCTCCGGCGACCGCACGGTGGACAAGGCGATGTGCCCGCCCGCCTGCTGCGCCAGCGACGACCCGGACCACAAGCCCGGAGACGACCGGCCCGGATGGATCACCAACCACGGCAACGTCGCCTCGTGGCCCAGCATCCGTCTCCACGGCCCGGTCACCAACCCGCGCATCTGGAACACCGCCACCCGCCGCGTCCTCGAACTCGGCCTGTCGCTGCGCGCCGGGGAGTGGGTGGAGATGGAGACCCGGCCCAACACCTGCTGGGCCCTGCGCAACAGCGTCACCAACGTCGCCAACGACCTCACCCCCGAGTCGCGCCTCGACTTGTTCGCCATCCCGCCGGGCCGTTCGGAGATCGGCTGGAGCGCCGACGACCCCACCGGTACCGCCAGCCTCGACGTGTCGTGGCGCTCGGCGTACACCGCCCTGTGAATGGAGCAGCAGTGACCCTTGTCCAGCCCCCGATGATGGTGCGCGGCGGCAACCATCCAGCCCGCGCCATGCGGCTGATGATCCGCGACCTGGCACGCGGCCGGCAGGGCATCGCCGAAGCCGGCGACTTGAAGGTCCGCCCCCTGGAAGCCCCGGGCCCCGGCGTCCGAGTCGGCGACGGCTCGGCTCTCATCCACGGCGCACGGCCCTGGCAGGGTGCCTACACCCAGAGCAACATCGGCGACGCCGTAGTGGACATCCCGCCGACCGGCCCGTTCACCCGGACCGACCTGCTCGTCCTACGTATCGAGGACCCGGAATTCGAGGGCGAACGCGACCCGCGCACGCAGGACATCGGCTACTTCCACCTCATCCAGGACATCGGCAACGAGGAGACCCCTGCGCCGCGCGGCTTGACCGCCATCCCGCTGGCGCGGATCACCTTGCCCCGTAACACCGCGGCCGTCACCGCGGAGATGATCACGGACCTGCGGCGGATCGCCAATCCGCGCACCGAGCGGACCCTGCGCACCGTGCACCCCGACGACACCGAGAAGGTGCCTGGCAAGCACGGCCACTGGGCGGCCTGGCCCAAGGACGCGGCCTGGGAGGTGGACGTGCCGGCCTGGGCGACGAAGGCCACCCTCGTGATCACCCTCTCCGGTCTGCGCGCGGAGGCGGGAAGCATCTATGCCGAGATGCGCATGCGCCTGGGCGAGCGCACCTCCAAGCCCACCGTCGTCGACGACGACGGCACGACCACGCGCCGCGCCACCGTCGTGCTGGCCGACACCCTCGCTGTGCCGCCCGCCTACCGCGGCACCCGCCAGTACTTGGCCGTGCAGATCAACCAGATCGACAAGTACGGCGACGGTGACCTGTCGGTGGCCAAGGGCACCACGGTTACCGCCGACATCGAGTTCACGGAAAGCCCCGTCTGATGCCCGACTACCGCTACATCGTCGCCCGCGCCGCGACCGGCGAGATCCTGCACTGGAACCTGCCGCTGAGCGAAGTGGAGTTCGGGCCGGAGATTTCCGGGCCCGGCTCGCTCAGCGCCACGCTGTCGCCGACGTTCGCCCGTTCCCTGAACGACATGCTCGACGCCGGAAACGCCGTGCTGTACGCCGAGCGGGACGCCAAGCTCCTGTGGGGCGGGCTCATTTGGCGAGCCGAACCGCAGGGGCCGAAGCTGCCCATCGAAGCGTCCGGGTTCACCAGCTACCTGCACCGCCGATTCGACCTGCACGGCAACCTCGGCGGGCGCGGCCCCTACATCGAGGCGGACCCGTGCGAGGTGATCCGCGATGTGTGGGCCTACGCCCAACAGCAGCCGGACGGCAACCTCGAGGTCGTCGTGGACGACACCAAGTCGACGGCGAAAACCGGCACGGCGAAGGACCCGTACGACATCCCCCGCTGGGATGCCCGGAATCTGGGCGAGATCGTGGACGAGATGGCCGACATCGATGACGGCCTGGAGTGGTCCGAGACCGTGGCCTGGCGCGGACGCCGCGCCGAGCGGCGCATCATCCTCGGCGCTCCGAAGCTCGGCCGGCGTCGCGAGGACCTGACGTTCACCACCGGCGCCAACGTCGTCGGCGAACCCCAGGTGATCAAGGACGCAGACGAGTACGCCCAGTGTGTCGTCGGCCTGGGCGCGGGGGAGGGCAAGAAGCGCAAGGTCGTTGTCGACGGCGACCGCAACGGGCGGCTGCGCCTGGAGCACAAGCTGGAGACCAGCGAGAAGGACGAGGCCAAGCTCAAGCAGCGCACCCGGCGCGAACGCCTGGCTCGGCAGATCCTGCCGCAGCTCACCGAGCTGGAGATCGTCGATCACCCGGCCGCGCCGATCTCCTCGCTGCGCATCGGCGATGACGTCCGTATCCGGTTGCACGAGCCGCACACCACCTACGACGGATGGAACCGGATCGTCGGCTGGACCGTACGGCCCGGCCAGGGCGAGACCGCCGAGCGCGTGACGCTGAAGCTGGACCGCAGCGTGAAGCCCGCCGACGGCGCGGATGAGGCGGAGGAGAAGTAGATGCCGGACACGATCGCCACGCTCGCGCGCCGCCTGGCCCGACTGGAGCGGCGGGTGACGGTGCTGGAGCGGGCGCGGCGCGCGCCGTATCCGCCGTGGCGGGACCTGCCGCTGACGGGCGACACCGCAGTTCCGGACTCCGTGCAGCCGCCGCAGATGCGCGCCAACCTGTGGGACACGCTGGAGTTCAGCGGTCGGATCGGTCTGCCAGGTGGACGTGCGGTGGACGAGTCAGTCGTCGCTTTCCTGCCGGACGGCTACTGGCCAGCCGTGCCCCGCACCGTCCCGGTGGCCTCGGATGCGAACCGCCGTGAACTCCATCTCGACATCAGCCCCGAGGGGAGGATGACCCTGCGGGTGCAGGACGGCGGCAGCGTGAAAGCCGCCTGGCTCAGCCTCGATAGCGCCTCGTGCCGCATCGACGGCGACGACGAGTAAGCGCCCACCAGCAGCGACGACGCGGCTCGCTGTGTCAGCTGCTGGGTACCATGACGACCGGGTGACCCTCCACCTACCGCTTCGCAGCAACTCCCCGAGGGACCGGCCCAGACCCATGGGTCCGGCCGACCGCCATACGGCGCAGGGGAGAAAGGCGAAGCGAGCGTGGCAACCCCTTTGAGCGCGGACAAGTTCCTGTCCGTGCTGAAGCACGCGGGCCTCGGTGTCGTCGAGCACGGCCAATGGCGCACCCACAACCGCAACACCCACGGCAACTGGGGCCCCATGAACGGGGTGATGATCCACCACACCGGCCCCTACTCGTCCGAAGCCGACATGGTGGAGCTGTGCCGCGTCGGCTACCAGGAACTTCCCGGGCCGCTGTGCCACGGCGTGGTCGACCGCGCCGGGACGGTGCACCTGGTCGGCTACGGCCGGGCCAACCATGCGGGCATGGGTGATACGGACGTGCTGCTCGCTGTCATCGCGGAGAGGGAGAAACTCCCGCGCGACAACGAGGAAGACACGGACGGCAACCGGCATTTCTACGGTTTCGAGTGCATCAACTCCGGTAGCGGGAAACAGCCGTGGCCCGCGGCGCAGCTGGACGCGATGGCCCGCGCGGCGGCCGCGATCTGCCGTGCCCATGGGTGGAACGAGCACAGCGTCATCGGGCACAAGGAGTGGAAGCCGTCCAAGCCTGACCCCGCCGGCATCGACATGGACGACTTCCGTGCCCGTGTCGCCGCTTATCTCAAGGACGAGGGCAAGCCGCCCAGCAAGCCGAAGCCCAAGCCCGATCCGAAGCCGAAGCCGAAGCCGAAGCCGAAGTATGCCGCCTACCCGGGCAAGGATTTCTTCCGCGATGGCCGTTCCTCGCCGGTGATCGAGGCCATGGCGAAGCGGCTGGTTGCCGAGGGCTGCGATTCCTACGAGACCCGGCCGGGCCCGGTCTGGAACGACGCGCACCGCCGCTCGTACGCGGCCTGGCAGATCGAGTGCGGCCATCACGGAGCTGCCGCCGACGGCATCCCCGGCCCAGAGACCTGGGCCAAGCTGCGCGTCCCGCATCCGGCCGGCTCTGCCGAACCGACACCCGACCAGCACGAGCAGGAGAAGCCCGACACCATGCCGCAGGCCCTCGCCGACGTCGCCGAACGCACGATCGCCACCTACCTCCAGTCCCTGCTGGGCCTGATGGCCGCTTCGGGAACCACCGACATGGTGTCGCTGTCGGCGTGGCAGGCAGCCGCCGTCTCCGCGATACCCGCTGCCCTGTCGGCGCTGAAGTCCACCCTGGGCACGGTCCTGGGACGGCCCGGCACCGCGTCCTGGCTGCCGCTCAAGCGCGACCCCGCCACCCCCGCCCGCTGACCTGCGCCACGAGAGAAGGAGAAATCCCGTGCCGGAGGGTGAGGTTGCACTGGCCCTGGCCGAGCTGCGCAGTGCGCTGGAGGTGGGACTGGCCAAGATCGACGGGCAGCTCGCGTTGCTGGTGCAGCGATCCGATCAGACCGACAAGGCTGTCGACGACTTGGAACAGAGGGTGACGTCCCTGGAGAAAGGGCGGTGGCCGTTGCCGACCATCGCCGTCCTTGTCAGCATCACGGCGGTGGCGCTGACGCTGTACGCCGTGCTCAGGGGCTGAAGCCGAAGTCCTCCCGCGGGAAGGCGAGCGGCCCCCGCCGGAGCAGGGGCCGTTCAGGGCCTCTTGGAGAAGACCGTCGTCCACGATAGCAGCGGCCTCCCACTGAGCGCGGCGCGCGGTACGCGGCTACCCTGCCGGTGGCACGCGAGAGGCGAGACAGCGAGGACGGGGCGATGCACGGGCGTAAGCCTTATCTGGTCGGGCACCAGGAGTTCGCTGCCCTGTACGGGGTCGAGGCGCAGATGGTGGGGCAGTGGCTGAGCCCGAGCGTAGGCGCCCTGGACCCGGCGACCGCCATCGTCGTCTCCGGTGTGCGCTACTGGCCGCTGGGTTTCGCGGCCCGGTACGGCACCACCACGCCCCGGTTCAAGCAGGTCCACGTGCGGGTCAAGGAACGGCTGATCGCGGAGCAGGGGGAGGGCTGGGAGGCCGATCTTGGTGATGACCTGCCGGCGATCGTTGGTCAGCGCGAGATCATTGAGCTGTTCCATCTGCCGTCGCAGGGCACCCTTGCGACGCGGATAGCCTCGGGCGGCTTCCCGAAAGAGGACTGGCTGCTGTCCGGGTCGCGGCTGTGGCTGCTGGACACCGTGATCGAGGCGGTGCCCGAGCTGCGCGCGAGCGCGCGCAGCCTGTCGTGGGAGGTGGACGAGAAGGTGGCGGCAGCTCTGCGTGAGGGCACCTACGACGGCCCTGGCTCGGTGGTGCTGACACGCGGGCGCCACGCCCGAAAGGGCCTCTGACCTGCGAAAACACTGTACTCAGACCCCGCGTACGAATAAGATATAGGTATACCCCTTCGGGGGTTGCCCTTACTCGCACAAGGAGGCAACAGTGCAGATCATCTACACGCCCGGCGGCGACGTCGTCGCCGTCATGAAGGCGAAGGAAGCCGTCCTGACCGAAGCGGCGCTGATGCGCTACGTGGCCGGGAATCCCGACTCCAATCTTGCGGTCCGGATGCTGCGGGACGTCGTCGCCGCAAACGAGCAGGCCGAGCGGCGCGCCGAAGAGGCCGCCGAGGCAGCGGCAGCCAACTCGATCTGACCGCGCGGGTGTGAATCGGGCCTGCTGATAGCGGGGTTGATCATCTCGCTCCCAACCACCAAGATAGGTGACCTTCTTGAAGTTGGTTACGAGGGGGCGGGGTATGGCAGTCATCCAGGACGAGATTCCGGGCCTGGTGATCCACACCGTGCGGCAGCCCGACGATCAGGCGGCGACGATCCAGGCGCAGTTCGAGGCGTTCCATCAGCTCAACCCGTGGGTCCTGCGGGCTCTGGAGAGCCTGACCGCCGACTACCTCGAGCGCGGCGCCAAGCGCGTCGGCATCGGAATGCTCTTCGAGGTCCTGCGCTGGCGCTACGTCAACGCCACCGAAGGCGACGAGTTCCGCCTCAACAACAACTTCCGCTCCCGCTACGTCCGGCTGCTCATCGAGCGCCACCCGGAGTGGGCCCCTGCGTTCGAGGTCCGCGCACTGCGGACCGACTGAACCGAATTTCTTGGAGAACCACGTGAACGAACCCAACGAGACCGAATCCGCTGAGGGCGTCGCATCAGAACCGGCGGCTCCCGCCCCGCAGAGCGCGGCAGCCAGCGCGATTGTCCTGCGAGCAGACCAACAGGAGTTCGACCGTCGGCAGCTGAGTGCCCTCGCCCTGATCAACACCGGCCTCGAACTCGCCCCGCGCCCGCAGCTGGCCGTCTTCTTCCACTACTGCGTCCGCAGCGGCCTCGACCCCTTCGCCCGGCAGATCTACATGATCGGGCGCAAGAACTACGGCGACGACCGCGAAGAGCACCCGGTCAAGTGGACCATCCAGACCGGCATCGACGGCTTCCGTACGATCGCTCACCGCGCGGCGGAGCGGACCGGCGAACGCATCTCGTATGAGGACACCGTCTACTACGACGCCGAGGGCAAGGCGTACGAGGTCTGGCTGGCCCCCGTCCCCCCGGCCGCGGTCAAGGTCACGGTGCTCAGGGGCGCCAGCCGCTTCCCCTTCATCGCGCGCTGGGGCGAGTTCGCCCCGACGTACTGGGACTCCAAGCAACAGCAGTACGTCATAGCGAAGATGTGGCGGAACATGCCCGCTCACATGCTCCGCAAGTGTGCGGAAGCCGGTGCGCTCAGGATGGCCGCGCCCCAGGACCTGTCCGGGATGTACGTGGACGAGGAGATGGCGCAGGCCGACGCCGAAGTGGTGGCCGGCGTCGCCGAGGACGCCACCCAGCGCCTGCGGGCCGCCGCGGGCCTGGAGGGCGACGGCCAGGACAACGCCGACGGCGACAACAACTCCGACGCAGACAGCCCGGACGACACGACAGCCCGGGACGAGGAGAAGCACACGCCGAAGAAGCGCACCAAGACCGCGCAGCCGACGCCGGAACCGGAGCCCGAGCAGGCCACGGAGGCCGACAAGCCCGCGCCTGCGCGCAAGCGTGCCTCCCCCCGGAAGCGGGCCGCCTCGGCCAAGAGCAGCCGCGCCGCTTCCTGACCCTTCCCCCCATCCGACCGGGTGCGCCCGCCTGCGCGGCGGGCGGCACCCCGTCTTCTTGGAGACCTGTATGACCATCACGGCCGAGCGTCCCGTCAGCCTGTGGCCCGCAGCCCACAAGGTCGACGCACGCCGCCCCCGTTCCCTGCAAACCAAGATCGGAGCATCCGACACCGTCTGCGCCCGCCGCGCCGGATACCTCCTGCACGGCTACACGCCCACCGACGGCGGCGAGAAGCGCAAGGCGATCCTGGGCACCTGGCTGCACGCCGGCATCCTGGCCGCCGCCCGCGAGGAGTACGGCTGGGTGATCGAGCGGAGCGTCGAGGACCAGACGATCAAGGGCCACATCGACGCCGTCCAGCTCGACAGCCACACCGCAGCCCGCCTGCCGAAGCGGCTGCGGCCCCTCCTCCCGGCCCAGGAGACCACCGTGGAGGACGTGAAGACCAAGAGCACCTACCAGTGGGACAACGTCCTGCGCTACGGGGCCAGCGACGCCGAGATCCGCCAGGTCCTGCTGTACGCGGATCTGCTGCGCAGCGAGGGGTTCGCCGACGTGGAGGGGCAGCGGCAGCTCGCCCGGCTCGGCCCGGTCGACGTGGGGCGTATCCGGTTTCGGTTCATCAATCGCGACAGCGGCGATGACCACGTACAGGAGGTCGCCTACAGCGCCGAGCGGGCCCGCGGGGCGCGCTGGTGGGTCCAGCAGGTGCGGTCAGCTCAGAGTCCCGAGGACCTGCCGCGCACCTTCCAGGGGCCGGGCCTGTCGGCCGTGTGCGACCACTGCCCCTTCAAGACGGCGTGCTGGGGCAGTGTCGCGGCCGGACGGCGCCCGCAGAGCATCCTCATCCACGACGACGCAGGCCGCGCAGCGGCGCTGGCGGAGTACGTCGAGGTGTCCGAGCAGATGAAGCCGCTCAAGGACCGGCTGAAGCTCCTGCGCGCCAAGCTGGACGGCTCCGAGGCGGGCGTCTACGGCGACAACGTACTGAGCTGGAGCGGCGGGAATCCGACCAAGGTCGATGACGTGGACGCCATGGTCGCCCTCTACGAGCGGGCCGGTCTGACGGTGCCGATGGCTCCCGACGCGGCAGCGATGAAAGCGCAGCTGAAGGCCGCGAACATCCCCGTGCCCGTACGGCTCGACCACGACCGGCGCACCTCGGTGAGCATCAACGTGACCGTGCACCGGACGTGACCCGGCACAGACCCCGGTGCGGAGGACGGCAACCGCCGTCCTCCGCACCATCACCGAAATGCCCACACAACCCGAAGAGGTGTCGATGAGCGCCCAATTGATGCTGGTAGCGGCCAACTTGCCTACTGGCGTGGTCAACCAGAGCCAGAAGCTGGCCTTGATGAAAATGTGCGATTCCGCCGACGACGAGACCTGCAGGGCCCATCCCGCTCTGGCGGGCCTGGCCGCGTGGGCGGGAGTCTCGGAGTCACGGGCGGCGACCATCGTGACCGAGCTGGTCGCCAAGGGGCTCGTGGAACGCATCAAGACGGGCAGGGCCGGCCGTATGGTCGAGTACCGGGTGTTCCCCCTGGGCGTGCCTACCCTGCCCGGCTGCGGCGACAAGGCGCTGTCATGAGCATTCACTTGATGGTGGCAGCGGCCTATCTGCCCGCTGATGTGGTCAATCAGAGCCAGAAGCTGGCCTTGATGAAGATGTGCGATTCCGCCGACGACGAGACCCGCAGGTCCCGGCCGGGGCTGGCCCGTCTGGCCGCGTGGGTAGGGGTATCGGACAAGCGGGCGGTGACCATCGTGACCGAGCTGGTCGCCAAGGGGCTCGTGGAACGCATCGAGACGGGCAGGGCCGGCCGCGCGGCCGAGTACCGCGTGTTCCCCCTGGGCGTACCGCCAGTCCCGGCCAAGGACGAGTTGCAATCCCGCAGGGAGCTGGAGCAGGCCGCGCCGAAGAACCCGCGCAAGGCACGCCTCGGAATCAAGCGTGCCGCACCGTCGAAACCCGCCATGACCCACGAGGACATTGAAGCGCGCACAGCTCCGCGCACCCCACACGGACCAGAGCAGGGCAGTGGCCCAGGGTTTCACCCGCGAAACCCTGATGAGGACTCCCTCAGGGTTCCACCGGTGGAACCCCGAGGGTTCCACGAGTGGAACCCCGGGGGTTTCACCGGTGGAACCCCTTCCTTCCTTTGTCCTTCCTCTGTCCTTCCTTTCCCCCCTACCCCCACGGCTGACGCCGCGGGGGAGCCGAACGCGGAGGCCGGTGAGCAGCCGCCGTCCGGCTGTTCCAAGCACCCGCAGCCGGTCGGTAACTGCCGGGGGTGCGGCACCAACCCGCGGGCCGGTCGTGAACAGGCCAGGCGCAAGGCCGCCGAGAACGAGCACGCCTCGCAGCAGCAGTGGCTGAGGGAGTTCCTCGCCGAGCAGGAGCGCCGGGTTGCCGAGGCGGACCCGGCAGCGTTGGCGATGGCCCGTCAGCGCACGAAGGAGCTGGCCCGCAGGGGGCGCACGCCCACATCCAACTCAGCTGACAGATAGGCCATTTGCAAGATCACAAACATTGACGCCCCGGTGTATACGATTAAGATATAAGGACAAGTTCGAAACCCCTTCGAACCCGAACCTCTTGGAGCCCTCATGGCCATCGCGACCCTCGACCCCGCCGCCTACGTCGTCATCGGCGAAGTCATCCACGGCCCGCACGCCACACCCGTCCTCGCCGAGGGGCTGTTCTGCTCCATCGAGTGCGCCGCCGACGGGGTGCGCGAGCTGACCGTTTCGATCGGCGAGCGTGAGCGCGGCTCGGCGTTCGTCCTCTGGCACAAGGGCCGCCCCGTCGGCTGCTCCGTCACCCGAGGCGGGCAAATGTGGGTGGTGCAGGTCCTCGCCTCGCACGAATTGCCGACCGCAGGCTGAACGCACACCTAGATATAGGTGACATTTTTCAATGGCGGGTGCCCGATGGGCGCCCGCCTGCCCCACCGCTCTTGGAGAGAGACATGACCATCGCGGCACTGCCCGACCACAACAACCTCACCGACCCGCTGTGGCTGAAGCTGTTCCACGGCTACCGCCACGTCATCACCCCCCTGCGCCACAACGGCTGGACCACCGACGTCGACCTGGACGGCCGTATCCGCGCCGACCTCGGCGACGGCACCGAGCTGGTCATCGCCGCAACACACGAGCTGCCCACCGATCCCAGCGAGGTGGACGGCTGGACGGTGCTGCGCCAGAACATCGACGACCCTGGCGTGCACACCGCCCTGTACGACTCCACCACCGACGGCCCGCAGAGCCACCACGGCACCAGCCTCACCCCGATGTTCGCGCGCATCGACGAGCTGAACGTCCCCAAGACCGCCCAGCAGCTGATCGTGTCGGCCACCCACACCGCCCCGTACGGCGCGAACCACAACCAGACCGGCGGCATCGAGGCACCGGCCACGGCCATCGCACGCTTCTTCGAGTGGTCGCAGCGGATGGCCGCCGCAGAGGGCTACCGCAAGGTGTGGGAGCGCCCGGAACAGGACGGATACCCGCTCGCGCTCTTCGAGCGCGTCGGCCACATCACCACCGTGCGCGTCACGCCCTGGCATGAGTAGCCGTCCGCGCCGCTGCCCGCTCCCCGACGGGGACGCAGGCCCGTGATCTGGCTGCTGCTCGCGGGACTCCTGGATCTCGCGGCGTTCGTCGCCCTCGGGATCGAGGACAGCCGCCACCACCGCGCGTTACGCGCCCCCGACCAGTCCTGACCCCTTGGCTGCCCGACCCGGCCCGAACCGGGCCGGGCAGCCCCTGCCTGATGGAGACCCACCCGTTGCCCCGCGCCATATCCCTGCTCTGCGGAGCAGGCGGAGACGCCCAAGGTCTGCTGGAGGCCGGGTTTGAGCCGATCCTCGGCATCAACCACTGGCAAACCGCCATCGACACCTTCGAGATCAACCACCCCACCGCCAAGGCGCGCTGCGCCGACATCCGCAACTACCCCATGCGCTGGCTGCCGAAAGCCCTGATCCTGTGGGCCTCCGTCATCTGCACCGAGATCAGCCCCGCCGGCGGCCGCAAACGGCAGCCCAACCCGGCCCAGGAAGCCCTGTTCGAGGAAGAAGAGCAGTGGCGCGAGCTGCCGCAGGAAGCCTTCGAGCAGACCCGCGCGACCGCTTGGTGCGTGCTGCGCGCCATGGAGGCCAAGCGGTACCCGTGCGTAGTCGTGGAGAACGTCACCGAGTTCATCACCGACTGGATCCTGTTCCCCGAGTGGATCCGCGCCGCGAAGAAGTTGGGCTACCGCGTCCAGATCGTCTCGGCGTCCTCCGCGCACATCGGCTCCGAGACCAACCCGTATGCGCCCCAGTGGCGCGACAGAATTTATGTGGTTTTCACGCTGACCAGCGTGCGCCGCCCGGACCTGCGCCCGCGCCCGCTGGCCTACTGCGTCGAATGTGGCCAGGACGTGCGCGCCCGGCAGAGCTGGCGCAACGACAAGGTCCGGGTGGGGAAGTACGGCCAGCAGTACGACTACCGGTGCCCCCACACCCGCTGCGGGCACGCGCTGGTCGAGCCGTACGTCCGCCCGGCGGCCGACGTGATCATGTGGGACGACATCGGCCAGCGCATCGGCGACCGCAGCCGGCCGCTGGTGCCGAACACCATGAACCGGATCGTGGCCGGGCTGAACAAGTTCCCGCATCAGCCCAGCGTCATCACCCTCACCCACGGCAAGGACGGCACCGACCGGGCGTTCTCGCCCCACGAGCGCCCGCTGCCCACCCGCACGGCGAAACTCGGCGAAGCCCTCCTCGTCCCGGTCGGCGGCTCGTGGAACGACACCCCGACACACGTCGGCGCCCCGATGCGCACCCGCACGACCCGCGAGAGCGAAGCCCTGGTCACCGTCGAACCCCCGGCCCCGTTCATCGTGGAGTTCCGCAACAACTGCGACGCAGCTCCCGTGGACAACCCGCTCAGCACCATCAGCACGGCCCGCCACCACGGCCTGGTGGTGCCCGACGGCGTAGCCCGCGACCGGGCCCGCAACACCCTGGTCATCCCGTACCGCAAGAGCGCGCCGAAGACCGCGGCCCAGCCCCTGCACACCCTCGCCACCCGCGGCTCGGCGGCAGTGGTGCGCACCGCGCCCGCCATCGAGGACTGCTACTTCCGCATGCTCCAGCCCCGCGAACAGCTGCGCGGCCAACGGTTCCCCGACACCTACGACGTCGTCGGCTCCAAGGCCGCCCAGACCATGCAGGCCGGCAACGCCGTGAGCGTCAACGTCGCCCGCTGGCTCGGCGAACGCCTCAAGCCCGTCCTGGCCTGACCAACCCATTCATCGAGAAGAAAGGAATCAGCAACCATGAACCCCGCAACAGCGGACCTCCTGACCATCCTCAAGCAGCAGCGCGAGGAGGCCGACACCCAGCGCACACGGGCGGAGAAGGCATACGCCCTGGCCGTCCTCGACGAGACGGCCGCACTGATCCGGTCCCTGTGCCCGGAGGCGGTATACGCCAACTTCGCCTACTACGGCAACACGCGCACCCTCGTCCTGTACGGAGTGCTCGGCGAGCAGTCCAGCCCGCTGGGGACCTGCCCCTGGCTGTGGGAAGAGAGCGACCAGGAACACCCCCTGGCCGAGCACGGCGAGAAGATCGCCCTCGACCTGCAAGAGGCCCTGGCCCCCTACAACTCCCCAGCATGGGCGCGCATCAGGCGGAACTCGGCCAGCGAAGGCAACGACTGGCTGCTGGAGCTTCCTCCGCCCGACCGCGCCGCGCGCATCGCCGAGCTCGTGCGCGAGCACCATCCCGAGGCGACCGCCGTTGTGGTGGACGCCCGTAACGCGGGCGGCCGGATCATCGAGGTGATCGAAGGCGTTGCTGAGGACGGCTCGGACAATCGCACCACCCGGCGCCGCTGGAACGAGAGGTGCGACGACCTTCTGACGGCCCTGGTCGCCCAGATGTTCGCGCTGCCCGACCTCGCCGATCGCCACCTGATGCCCGTCGGCAGCAACTACGCCCACCCCTACGGCAGCAGCCTCAGCGACCACGTGCGCCGGATGCCGCTGCCGCCGACCGCATAGCCGAGAGCATCTGATGAGCGGCACCTGGTGGGTCAGCGAAGCACCGTGCGCCGGGGACCTGCGCTTCACCCCCAACGACGCGACCGCGCACTCGCTCAGGAAGCCGCTGATGCGCGACCTCCTGAAGGTCTGCCAGGTCTGCCCGTTCCGTGCACAGTGCATCGAACTCGTCCTGCCGCGCCACAGCATGTTCGACGGCATCTGCGGCGGACGCCTCTGGTTCAACGGCCAGATCCGCGCCACGTGCACCACCGCGCACCCCGACGAACTCGAGGAAAGCGGCTCGCACATCACCCACGGCACCGAGGCCGGGGCCCGCGCCCACAACCGGCGCGGGGAGGCGGCCTGCTCCCTGTGCCGGGAAGGCGCGCGGCTCGCCCAGGCCCGCCGACGCGAGGAGAAACGAGCCCGAGACGCCTAACCAAGACGCAAGATAGGAGACCTTGTTGAAACAAAGTGAAATGTTGTGGGCGTCGCCGCCTGCCGGTGCCCCGCATTGCAAAGAGGACCCGGGCACAGGGCTCAGCCCCCTCCCGGCCGCATGGCGCGCTTCCCGACCTCACGACACCCCGCATCGGCCCAAGCCACCGGTCCAGCAGACGAATCGAAAGGAATCCCCCGTGAACAAGGCCCAGCTCGTCGAAGCCATCGCCGACAAGACCGGCGGCAGGAGGAAGGCCGCAACCGCAGTGGACGCCGTCCTTGACGCCATCGTCCGCGCCGTCGTCGCCGGAGAGACCGTCTCCATCACCGGCTTCGGCAGCCTGCAGGCCCTCGACCGCGACCCCCGGATCGCCCGCAATCCGCAGACCGGCGACCGCGTGACGGTGCCCGCCACCCGCGCCCTGCGCTTCCGGGCCGGAACCCAGTTCAAGGACTACGTCGCGGGCCGCAAGCCCCTCCCGGCCTCCGGTAACTCCGTCCAGAAGGCCCCCAAGACCCCCCGCCCGTAACCCCGCACCCACGGCGAGCCGCCCCGGCCACGCGTCGGGGCGGCCCCTGTCCCCAAGGAACACAGATGAACCACCCTGTCGGAACCGAGATAGAAGCCACCGCCACATGGCTGAAGGAACACGCGGCCCCTGGCGCTGCCACCGTCCTGCGTCGGGTAGCCCGCCAGCGCGACCAGGCGCGAGAGCAGCTGGCCGCCGAACGCACCCGGAACCACCGCTACCCCCTGGCGTGGCACTCCGCCCGTCAGCGTGCGCGCGAAGCCATCGGCAACGCCGAGTATCTGGCGCGACTGGCCGACGGCGTTCAGCAGCTGCTGGGCGACGATGTGCGTCGCCTGATGGCGCTCAACGAGGAGCACACCCGTGTCAACGCGATGCTGCGCACGGACATGGCGCGCCTTCAGGTTCTGGCCGAGCGCGCCGGCTGGGTACCCGACTCGCAGGCGCGGCGGATGTGGCGTTGGCGCGAAGGCTGGTGGGAGCTGGCCTACCGCAAGAAGAACGCGAAGGACGGCTATCCCGACAGCGGCTGGTACCTGTGGGGGCCTGCGGAGAGCTACTTCGGCGAGTGGGTCGCACAGCTCAAGGTGCCCGCGATGACCGAGGCCGACCGGCTCATCACCAAGCACCTGGCCGCCACGGCGGAGGTGCAGCAGTGAGCCGTCAGTCGATGGCCGAGATCATCGAGCGCGCCGGGGAGCCCGCATGACGGCGCTGCTCCAGAGTGCCCCGGTCACGCTGCCCAGTGTCCAGGAGCAGGGGGAGTGGCAGCCGCGTGTCATCGGCCTGGACCTCTCCTTGACCTCCACGGGCGTCGCGGGAACGGACTGGGCGAAGGCACTGCGGCCGGGCAGGCGCCGCAGCCATGAGCGGATGGACTGGCTGTCCGGGCACATCCGCGTCGGCGTGCAGGACGCCGACCTGGTCGTGGTCGAGGGCGCGGCCTACGCCCAGGGAGGGCAAGCCGGGCACCACGAACTGGCCGGCCTGTGGTGGCTGGTGACCCAGGACCTGTGGCGCCACCGCATCCCCTACGCCGTCGCCAACCCGCACCACCGCACGATCTACGCCACCGGCCGCGCGAACCCGGCCCAGGACTACCCGCGCAACCAGCGGTCCCGCGTGGCCAAAGGGCTGGTGCGCAGCGTGGCCGTCGAGCGGTACCGCGTCGAGTGCGAGGGGCCGGGCCGCTACGACCAGGCCGACGCCACGGTGCTGGCGGCGATGGGTCTCGACTGGCTCGGCTACCCGACAGTGCCGGTGCCAGACACCCACCGCCGTGCCCTGGAGGCGGTGCGGTGGCCCGACCTCATCCCGGCTGCCGCGAATTAGCCTGGCGAATTCGATGCGCATTTCCCGAATGAAGAAGCCCCAAAAATGGCCCGTGTTCTATTCAAGCTGCGGAGGCATGCCATTAAGACTCCGAGGTGGCGGCAGCGGGCGGAGGGCGGCCCTTGGCCTACCCCTGGTGAGTTCTGCGAGTAGCGCCACGTAGCGCGCGACGAAGACCCCTGCGCCCCCGGCCATGCGGCCGGGGCGCATCCATGTGCGAACGACGCCGGGATGTGAGGTGCGGCGTCCTCGGCCTGTGAATTGCGAATTGAATTCCCGAATTAATCGGAATTCAAAAGAGGTAAACCTTGAATTCGCGGTGGTTCCGATTAAGATATAAGTACAAGTTCGGAAATGCCGGACGGAAACGGAGGAGGAAATGAACGGCTGCCCGTGTGAGTGCAATAAGCCCGGCGGATTCTGCGGCGGCTGCGGCCATGCCGGATGCGGCGGACGCCGCAGCTGACCACCAGCAAGCACCAGGACCCGCCCCGCGCCCCCGGCCCACCGCCGGGGGCGCACCCATAAGCGCAAGCGTGTCTCTTGGAGAAAACAGCATGAACTACACGCCTGGAATTCAGGTCCTCTCCGCGCAGATCGGCGTGGACCCCTCTCACGTCGCCCGCGCTCTCCGCTTCGCCTCCCGAACCCATGCAGCGATGCGGGCCAGCCGCTTCAGCCACCTGAGCGACGAGCAGTTCAAGCGCCTCATCGGCGGCGACCGCTACGTCGTCGCGGTCGTCGCCAACTACGCGATGCGCTTCGCCGGTCGTATCGAGGACGCCCAGCTCCTCATGGACGTCTACAAGGCCAGCACCGGCACCACGGCCCACCGCCCGGTCATCCGCAAGGGTTTCGGCACGCTGCCGGATCACCACGATCACCCTCACGTCCAGCAGGCCATCCGCATCCTCCAGGCCGCTGACCTGCCCCCCATCCACACCGACGGCGTCCACGAACTGCGGCCCGGCTTCCAGGTGATGCCCAGCTGTGAGGACGAGCTGCCGGGCTGGGTTCTCATCGCTCCCGACCCCGAAGCCGACGACCGGGTCGGCTTCGCCGGCGGCCGACTGGGCTACCTCGCCGTCATGCGCTGGGCCGGATGGGGCGTCATCACCGCACCCCTCCCCGGCGGCCTGTGGGCCGCCTGCCACCCCGCCTACCGGAACAACCCCTTCCCCTCCTGACCGCACCCGCCCCGGCCCGCCACCAGCGGGCCGGGGCGGCCCACCCGAGAAAGGCCACCAGCACCCGTGAAGTTCCCGGTAGACGACACCACGCTCAGCGCCTGGTCCTCTCTCCTCGGCCTCACCCAGGAGCAGACCACCGACACCCTCAAGGACATCGAACACACGCTCCGCATCGGCTACGCCCACCGCCCCACCGCACTGCGGCACCTCAGCTTCGAGGAGCTGACCGCGGACATGGACGTCGACGAGCTGGCCCTGATGTTCCTGGCAACCGGCCTGCGTCACGCCGGACACCCCGACGCCGCCCACGCCGTCGAGATACGCGGCCTCATCGCCCAGCTCCAAGCCGCCCCCGAGACCGACTGACCCCACCCGCCCACCGCACCACCAGCCGCCCCGGCCGCGTACCGCGCACCGGGGCGGCCCCATGCGCGCAGAAAGGAAGCCCCGTGTCCGACGACGACGCCCCGTTCCTGCCACGAACCGCCCCCGTCACCGCGCGGCCGGTCCCGGCCTGGGCGAAGAAGAAGCCGCCCAAGTCGAAGGCCGCCGCACGCACCAAGGTCACCGCGCGGAAGTACCTCGCACCGCGCGACCCGCACGAGCACGCCCGCAAGATCGCCGAGAACGTCATCGAAGCCTGGCACCAGAGCTTCGGCGGCAGCAGCATCGACATACCCCTCGGCACCGTGGCCGCACTCGCGTTGCTGCGCAATCCCCCCGGCCTGGCCGACTGGATACTCAACCTCCAGCCGCACGAACTCCCGCAGCTGTTCAAGGAGATCTACCTCGGCTACTGGATCAAGCGGCCCGACCTGATCAACCGCGCGATACGCCTGCACGACTGGGCCTGGAACCCCGACCCCGACCCCCAGCAGCTCCGCGCCGTCCACGCCGTCACCCACCGCGCCATCAACACCGGCCTGCTCGACCTCACCGGCCACGACGACCCGTACATGCGGTCCGAGTCCGACGTCCTCAGCCCGCTGCTGACCGGCCTGCGGCACAAGAGCGACAAGAAGTGGCGCGGCGAGTACCACACGCCGGCCTGCGTCTCGGACCTGATGGCCCGAATGCTCGTGGACAAGGACTTCGCCCAGCCGAACAAGTCCATCCGGGAACCCGCCATCGGCTCCGGCGGCATGCTCCGCTCCGTCGCCCAGCGCCTGCGCGAACTCCAGCTCAACCCGCACGACTACACCTGGTACGGCAACGACGTCGACTCCCTCGCCGCAGCCTGCGCCGCCGTCAACACGATCATCTGGGTTGTTTCTGCTTAG